TTCCGTAATCCACAAGAGATGCGCAAGTCCTGCAGAATACTGGTAAGAAGCCTTAGCAACCTTTTAAACTATCAAGACTTTTTAAGTGTACAGAGCAAACTGTCTAATGATGAGTTTGAGCCCCTGGGCGTGGGCATCACTAATCTTGCCTATTGGCATGCACGAAGAAATCTAAAATACGGCCAATCAGATAGTCTAACAGAAGTAAAACGTTGGGCCGAACATCAAGCCTACTACCTCACAGAAATGAGTGTGGAGTTGGCCAAAGAGCGAGGTGCTTGCCAGCGTAGCGAACATACTTGGTACGGACGTGGCGTGTTCCCGTGGGAACGCCGAAATAAAAATGTCGATGAATTAACTGATTTCACTCCTAGCCTTGATTGGGAAATTCTAAGAGAAAAATTAAAAGAGCACGGCATAAGAAATGCCACCTTAATGGCTGTGGCACCTGTTGAATCCAGTAGTGTGGTACTAAACAGCACAAACGGTATTGAAATGCCTATGGAATTGATTTCCGTCAAGGAATCAAAAGCCGGATCGTTTGTGCAGGTAGTTCCTGAATATAAACGCTTAAAGAACCGATATCAATTGATGTGGGATCAGACCGACTGCGTTGATTATCTAAAAACTGCTGCAGTGCTGGCGGCCTATATCGATCAGAGTCTAAGTACCAACACTTTTTATAATCCTGCACATTTTTTGGAAGGTAAGGTTCCAGGCACACTGATCGCTAAAAATCTAATGTTGGCCTATAAATGGGGTCTAAAGACTGTGTATTATTCGTTAATAAACAAAGTAGGAGCAAAAGTTTCTATAACTGGAACGACCGCGCCTGTGATGGCAGAACCTATAACACTCTATGAAGAAGAAGATTGTGAATCGTGTAAACTTTAAATCTAAGGAAAATTAAAATGCTCTATTGGTACAGGGAAGGGGATAAGGTTAGGCAGGGGCTCAATATCTATCGGCCAAGCAACACGCACAGTGCTGGTGGTGTGCTGCGATTAGGTAGTTGGGTATGGAGGATTCGATACAGTAAGTTCTCAGGAATGTGGTTCTCACAGTTTACAAAACTTGATACACGGGCATTAGCAAATAAAACGTAGGAAATCTCACAAGGAGCGAGGAATGAGTAAATCTCAATATGATATCAGCAAGCAGACCAATTATCTAAAACGCAAGATGTTTCTAGATCCTGAAGGTCCGGTCACAGTTCAAAGATTTGAAGAAGTCAAGTACCCAAAGATACAAAAGTTTGAGGAGTTGGCTCGAGGGTTCTTTTGGGTACCGGAAGAGATCAGTCTCACCAAAGATAAGATTGATCATAAAGAAGCTACTGATGCAATCAAACATATCTTTACCAGTAACCTTCTGCGTCAAACTGCTCTAGACAGTATTCAAGGTCGTGCACCCAGTCAGATTTTTGGCCCAGTGATTTCAATTCCAGAGCTCGAAGCACTGGTTAGTAATTGGAGCTTTTTTGAAACCAACATTCACAGTAAGAGCTATAGTCATATCATACGTAATGTCTATGGTGTCCCCAAAGAAGAATTCAACAAAATACACGACACTTCAGAAATTGTAAAGATGGCTGCTAACATCGGCAGGTACTACGACCAACTGCATGAACTCAACTGCCGTAAAGAGCTAGGGGAAACTGTGGACCTAAAGGAACACAAGCGAGCCATTTGGCTGGCACTGAATGCCAGTTATGCACTAGAAGCATTTAGATTCATGGTCAGCTTTGCCACCAGCTTGGCCATGGTCGAGAATAAAATTTACATCGGCAACGGCAACATCATCAGTTTGATACTACAGGATGAAATACTGCATGCAGAGTGGACCGCTTGGTTAATTAACAATGTGAGCAAAGATGACCCGGACTTTGCAGCTCTCGAAACAGAGTGCGCAGACGAAGTCTACAACATGTATCTTGAGGTCATTGCCGAAGAAAAGTCCTGGGCAGATTATTTGTTTTCTAAAGGTGTGGTAATTGGACTTAATGCTACCATACTGCGCGACTTTGTTGATTACACAGCATTTGTTCGTCTCAAAGAAATTGGCATCAAATATCTTGAAGAACATCCTAAAACCAGCCCCATACCCTGGTTTAACAAACATGTGAACATCCATAAGAAGCAGACAGCCCTACAGGAAAACGAAAGCACCAACTATATTATCGGTGCTATGAGCGATGAAGTTTTGGCTGATGAATTGCCTGACCTGTAAGAAAAAAGTTGTGAGAATTTAAAAAACAATTTATAATAAACGAAAGGATAAAATATGTCAAAAGCAATAGTATGGAGCAAATATCATTGCCCGTATTGTGATCAGGCCAAAGCGTTGCTCACAAGTAAAGATATTGAATTTGAAGAAAGAAAAATTGGTGAGGGCTACACCAAAGAGGATCTACTGGAAGCTGTGCCCGCAGCTAGATCAGTCCCTCAGATCTTTATAGATGATCAGTATGTCGGCGGAATGGGCGAGCTTAGAAAGTATTTTGAAGAGGTCGCCAATGGATAATAAGAATGATACCGTTGCCAGCAGTTCTTACGGTGACGACATAATTACCGTAGACCTGTCCAATGAACAATTTTCGCTGGATTTCAACAGCGACCTGTGGTCCTCGGCATCTACGATATCTGTAACGTCGGCAATGGCCGACGATCTGATCTATCCAGGATTGTTTTCCACAGGTGCAATGGGGGCTTCTAATATCTCAATCTCGGGCGGTGGCGGATCCACTTCTCCAATTTACACATCTTCAAGTTTTAGTAACGATCTTGATGTGTCCGGAGATATTAAATTCAATGGGCGCAGTCTTACTGAAAGTTTAGAAACCATAGAAAAACGGTTGGCTATCCTAGTTCCAGATCCCAAGAAATTAGAAAAATACGAAGCCCTGCAGAAAGCCTACAATCATTACAGGACTCTAGAAGCACTCTGCGATGCTCCAGATGACGATGAACTCTGACAAGGCATCACAGGAACTGCAGTCTTTAAAAACTAAAATTGCTCAACTAGAGCAGACTGTAACTCTTCTGAAAAAAGAAAACAATCGCCGCAGGGCGGAAATACAACAACTGTCTCAACTGTTAAGAAGGTCTTAAAATGAATGTTAAACTCGTGTCCTACAGTCAGCCAACAGAGGAGTTTAGAAATCATGGCATCGGTGATGCACAGGAACTCATCGCGTATTGTGCCCGTGTGTCCAATCCCTCAAACCAATACAACACTGAAACATCCCATCGACTTATACAGTATTTGGTTAAACACCAGCACTGGAGTCCTCTTGAAATGGTTTCAGCCTGTCTTGAGATCACAACCACCCGAGATATCGCTCGCCAAATACTCAGACATCGAAGCTTTAGCTTCCAAGAATTCAGTCAAAGGTACGCTGATCCAACTAAGGATCTAGATTTTGACATCCGTGAGGCTAGGCTTCAAGACCAGCAGAATCGTCAGAACTCAATTGACCTAGATTTTGCCAATTCCGGGGATCGAGAGTTGAATCGTCTGTGGCAGGAAAAACAGCAGAGCATCGTTCGTGCGGCACGAGACACCTATACCTGGGCCATACAGAACGGGATTGCCAAAGAGCAGGCTCGTGCAGTGCTGCCAGAAGGATTAACTGTCAGTAGACTCTACATGAATGGGACTCTGAGATCATGGGTGCATTTTATTGAACTGCGTACCGGTCATGGCACCCAAAAAGAACATATGGAAGTGGCAAGAACCTGTGCACAGGTTATTTCTAGTATATTTCCTATGGTAGAAGATTATATTCAAAACAATTAACATTAAAACGAAAGGACTGTTATGCTTATCAATAAAGGCTTTACCCCCGGCAACACTGTGACTATCAAACTAATCAGCGGTGAGGAGATCATTGCACGGTTAGAAGAAGATGCGGCCAATTCTGTCAAAATTTCTAAACCTTTGGCTGTGACTCTAGCTGGCAAGGGACTGGGTATGATTCCCTGGGTATTCCTGGGAGAAGTTGAAAACATTAATCTCAGCAGGGACCACATTATTGCCATGGTCTTGGCCAAGAAAGAAGCTGCTGATCAATACCTAGAAAGCACCACAAACATTGCATTAGTCTAAGATGATATTTGTCAGTGTGGCTTCTTATCGCGATCCTTTTTTAAGGACCACACTGATTGATGCATGGAACAATGCCAAATACCGAGATCAAATTGTGTTTGGTGTTGTGGATCAATGCTTTGAAACTGACGCCTTAGATCTTGGATCTTTGCCTTTTAGAGAACAGGTAAGATACATTCGTGTTGATCCCGTGTACGCAAGAGGTGTATGCTGGGC